GCTTCTGTAGCAATCGAAGGCCGAGTTCGCAGGGGGCTTGTTGAAAACAACGAAGTGCGGGACACGTATGGTGAAGGGATAAATTGCAACAACACCATATCATCGTCTGACGGAAAAATGATTTTTCGAGCGAACCGAGTTGTGAACACATGGTCCACCCAACTTTATTTAGATGGGTGTCCGGGAAGTGTTGTTGAAAACAACATTGTTCTCGGCGGGACGACCAATGTTGTTGGAGTTTCAAGAACAGCTTCAGCCTTCAATTCAATTAACGTCGGACAAGAAAGATCAAATAGTCCAGCGAATATCGGCAATGTTGTAAGAAATAATCTGTTCGTCGGCGCGAACAACTTTATAAAAATGGATCAAATTGAACTACCAACAACCGGAGTCGGCGGAAAGTTCTACGGGAACACATTGATTTATGGGAACACAAAAGCGATCCAGATTTACAACAAGCAAACCAGTCCTGATGCGGTTTTAGAATTTGACCTCCGAAACAACATCATTTGGGATCAAGGTTTGGGGGCTGGCGCATGTACGATACCGACGTTGACAAACCGTACAGTCAATTACAACCATTGGTATGTTTCTCAGACTGATCCCGAATGTCAGGATTCAAACCCGCAGGCAAGTTTCGCTGCGCCCATCATTTCTCAAAACAATTACGCGACATGGCAAACCACTGCCGCCCAGCAAGGCACATATCCGGTGAGCTGGCCGACGTTTTCAGACGTTACCCCGAATGGAACTTCTGGACAAAACATCCGAGACACCGGCACTCCTCTTACGTCAGCCATACTCGATATAACCAACTTCGGATGGGCGTGGGAGCAGATCGCAGAAGTTCGGGCGGCAACGCTCACCGAAGCGAACTGGGAATGTGCGTTATGCGTTGACGCGACGGGCGCAACACGCTCTGGTAGCCCGTCGAAGGGAGCGGTTGAGTAAATGGCAGCGCCTACTCTTGTCGCCGCATCGACCGCCAACCAGACTTCGGCTGGGACATCTCACGCGATAAATCTGCCTGCGACAGTGAGCGCCGGGAACAGGCTGGTTTGTATTGTCGGAATGAACGATAACCCGGCAAATGCTAATACGTTTTCATGGCCCGCCGGATGGACGGAATTGTTTGATCAAGTTTCACTTGATCTTAGCGTCAGTGCGGCATGGAAAATTGCAGACGGAACTGAAGGCGGAACAACCGTAACGGTAACAAGCACATCGACAGAGAAGGTTTCCGGTAAATCATGGTGCTTTAGTGGAGCGGGCACGGTATACGCGACAGCCGGGTCTATCTCATCTACAGCGAATCCAAACCCCCCTAGTTTGACGCCTGCTGGCGGTTCCGGGGATTACCACTGGATTGCTGTCGATGCGCATAAAACAAACAACAATGTCAGTGTTTATCCGACAGGGTACTCAAATACGGGTGTTTTCCGTCCCAATGTTCTGGCGGGCGATGATTGCACGCTTGCATGGGGGACGAAAACAGCAACAAGCGTTTCATCAGAAGATCCTAGTGCGTTTACAATTTCTAGCGCGATTGGTGCTTGCGGTGTGACCTTTGGCGTCATCGCCTCAGTCCCGACCATCGACAGCATTGACGATGCATCTCCTGTGCCGGGACAAGAGGTAACGGTTTCAATCAGTGGCTTCGGATCGGCCCCCAACAGCGCAAACTCGACGTACCACAGTGTCGCGCAGACGCTCGATTCTGCTGACACATCAACCGTTACGTTAACGTGGCCTGCGTTGTCTACGTTTGTCGATGGCGGCACGCACGCGACAACACGGTGGAACACCAACTACACGCTGACACTTGGCAACGGAAGTGAGTCTGCTAATTACACGGTTCAGACTGCTAACCCTGCGCTGACTGCGCGAGAAAACGACTTCGACACGAGGGCAGGAACGCAGTATTACGCGCCAGCCGGGTCTGCCGATGGCGACGAGATTTACGTTACTTGGCACCAGGGTGGCGGCGTGTTGTCTGCTGCCGGTTCGTATTTTCTGCCTGACATCCTCCCGGCTCGTGGTCAGATACGATGGTTTGATGTTTCCCTTGGCACGCCAGCGTGGCAGGCACTGGCGTACACCGACTTCTTCAACGCCAACCCGCTCACGCCATGGTTGAGTAAATCAACACACGTCCTCGACCAGACCACGTATCAGAACCTGCTGACGTGGAGCAACGAGTTCGGGCATGTATCGTGGACGAAGACGCGGTGTTCTGCGGTATTCGATTCAGCCACCGAGACGCACCGGACGACGGGCGTTTGGACGCTGGTTGAAGACGGGACGGCGAGCAACACTCATTACTTTGAGAAGACGATCACGCCAGCCGCATCCACGGTCTACACCGCGTATGCCGTGGTAAAGGCGAGCAACCGTACCCAAGCTGCTATCGGCCTGACCGGCGCTGGCAATTCTGACTCGATCACGATATTCGATCTGTCCACAGGTGCGTTTGTCGCGACCAGTGGCGTTGCGCCGACCGGGTATTCCATAACCGAAATGGAGGCATCATCGGGCTGGTATCGTATCGCGGCGTACTGGACGACATCGTCAACCGCAGCGATGGGCATCAGGGTCTACGCCGCAGACTCTGGATCGGTGACCTTCTCTGGCGCATCGCAGGAGAGCATTTTCGTCGCTGACGCACAGATCGAGACCGGCGACACCTGTAACGATTACATCCACAACGAGCGCATCTCGCTGACATCGGCTCAGGTCTACGTTCGGTCGCAGATGGAGTACAACCTCGTCGCTTACAGCAACGACATGAGCAACGCCGCGTGGACTAAGACCCGTAGCAGCATCAGCGGAAGTATCGCACTGACTGCTGCCGCACTTAACGGGTATCAGGGTGAGTCGCTCTACCGCTTGCTTGAGGATGCCACTGCATCGAGCACGCACTTCGTTGCCAATACTGCCGACGGCATGACGGGGAATCCGGCTGACCTGGTATCTCTCCGCTTCCTGGCTCAAGGCGATGGCACGAGGAATTGGGTAACTGCCCGCGTGTATGGTGACAGCAACAGCAACTATTTCGAGGCGACCATCGACCTATCTGACGCCTCTGATGAGGGGAGCGCGGTCGGCGGCACGGGATCGTATCACTCGATGGAAGCAACGCTGATCGACACGGTATCGTCGCGTCCGGTTTATGAAGTCATCATGCGCGGGTGGCCCACGACGACATCAGACACTGCGATTTATCAGGTTGAGTTCTACAATCACAACGGCACAAGCACCAGCTACAACGGAACAGGTTCTAACGGAATCTACATCGGTAAGGTTCAGATCGTGAGCGGGTATACCCTGCCCGACTACGAGGAAACCACGACAGCAACACAGCCGTTTGCCGGGACGATCAATGCCGCTACCATCAACGGCGTGGCAGCATCGGTATCCGACGCCAACCGCATCGCCTGCGTGCTGGCGCTGCCTGACATTGACGAGTTCGATGACGCGGGAACTCACGCCGCGACCCGATGGTCTACGGCTCAGGACGTGGTGTTCGGAGACGGGGTCACGGACGATACGGGTACGCTGACGTTTGAACCGTATTACGAGGATCAGTTTGGGACGGTGGCGGCATCTTTCTCGGCATCTTCGCCGACAGGGACGGCTGAAGGTGATGATTGCTATATACAGGTCATCAGCGGCACTGGAACTGCGATACCATCCCAGGTTGATTTCACGGCATCGTCTGACTCCACGGTGAAAAAACGTGTCTACGACGTAACTGGCGCGGCGTGGTTGCCGTATTTCGAGGCGACGTATAACGTCGCCGTGGGCGGAGGGGCTGGCGGGGCAATTAGCGGCGTTGTCAGCGGCCTGGTGAAAGACATCGTGTACAACATTGCACAGGACATTCCAGCATGAGCAAATTGAAAAGCGTAACCGGAACGTTTGCGGCAAACGGCAACAGTTCGGAGTGCAACATCAAGTCGGGTGCCATCGTGCATGTCGGCGGCTCTGGCGGCACTGATTTCGGCGGCGGGACGGTGACCATTCAGTTCCAGGGTTCTGATGGAGCATGGTACAACTCGCAGGAAACCATGACGGCAGCGAACGTGTTGCGGATTGAGACGCCGGTCCCGTGCAACATCCGGCTGAATCTCGCCAGCTCGACATCACCTGATCTGGACTATGTGATCCAGTCTGACGTGGTAGATTTGGTGGAATGAAAACGCTGCGAAAGACTGCGACAGAAGACCTCAAGGTCACGTTGCAGTATGACCATCATGTCAGCTCGTCCTCGTGGTCTGTCGGTTCGTTGACGCAATCAAGGGCGGATTACAGCGGCAAAGAGACTGAGGTTATCGTGGACGGCGGTACGCTGGGGACAACGTACCAAATCACAAACACGGTCACGCTCGAGGATTACCAGGTGGTTGAGAAAAGCGTTTTGGTGAGGATCGTCAGCAAATGAACAAGAAGCCGGGGAAACCATTTCAGATTAAAACCCCTGAAGAATTGCAAGCGAAGGTTGACGAATTTTACGAATATTGCGAGAAAAACAACAAGCCGCTGACTGTGACGAGACTCGCTGCGGTCTTGGGAATGCATCGAAGTTCTATTTCGGCATACGCTGATCGTCCAGGGTTCTCCTCGGTCATTGCTCAAGCGAAACTGATGATCGAGGCTGATGTTGAAGAGCGATTGCAGGCCGGAGATGGTTCTGCGGCGGGCATGATTTTTTCTTTGAAGAACAACTTTGGCTGGAAAGATCAGACCGAAGTGAACCAGACTATTGGCGGCGAACTCGGCGTGAGAACGGTGGTCATCAATGGAATTGCAGCTACAAACCCCCAGCGTCTTTCTGCCACTGTACGAGCCTTACCGGTACAAGGTGCTCTACGGGGGGAGAGGGGGAGCGAAGAGTTGGGCGATTGCTGATGCGCTGATCGTCAAGGCGTGGCAGCAAACCACGTTGATTCTGTGTACTCGGGAACTTCAAAAGTCGATTAAAGAGTCAGTCCACAAACTTATCAGCGACAGAATCGAAGCGTTAGGGCTTACGAGTGAATTTGAAATACTGCAAACCGAGATAAAATGCGGGAACGGCTCTCGATTTATCTTCGCCGGGTTGAAGCACAACATCACCGAGATCAAATCGACTGAAGGTGTCGATATTTGCTGGGTGGAAGAGGCTGAAAAGGTTACGGACGGCTCGTGGAAGACGTTGATCCCGACGATTCGTAAGCCTGAAAGTGAAATCTGGATCAGTTTTAACCCAAATCTGATTACGGATGCGACTTATCAGCGGTTTGTGCTGAATCCGCCGCCTGAAGCATGGGTTCAGAAGGTGAGTTGGCGAGATAACCCTTGGTTTCCCGAGGTTCTTGCCAAGGAACGCGACTATCTGAAGTCGAAAGACGAGGAAGAATACCGCCACATCTGGGAAGGCGAGCTAAAAGTCTTTGCAGACGGAGCGATCTACAAGAAACAGCTCAACAAACTGCGAGCAGAGGGTCGATTGTGCAGTGTCCCGGTCGAGTCTGGCATCGAAGTGCATACGTTCTGGGACTTGGGGCGTGATGACGAAACGGCCATCTGGTTCATGCAGCATGTTGGGCGCGAGTATCATTTCATCGACTACTACGCCGCGAGGTTTGAGGACATCGACCATTACGCGCGGGTCATAAAGTCGAAGGGCTACAACTACGGCACCCACTGGATGCCGCATGACGTTGAAGCTCAGTCTCTCGGAATGAAGACCACCAGGAAGTCGATGTTTGAGTCGGCTGGTGTAAGGCCGATCCAGGTTGTGCCACGGGTACAGGATTTGATGGATGGGATCGAGATGACCAAACAGGTATTCGATAACGTCTGGATTGACGAGACGCGATGCGAAGAAGGGTTCAAAGCCTTGGCAAACTATTCACGGGGATACGATGAAGAACGCGACACATACAGCGAGCGCCCCGTGCACAACTGGGCATCGAACGGTGCGGACGCATTCCGCCAGTTCGCACAAGGATACAAGCCTGTGAGCAAACCCGAATTCAAGATGTCCCTACCGGCAATGGCAGGCGGCTGGATGCGATGAAGAAAGAAGACATATTGTCCGAAGCCCTCGCCCGGTTCAAAAAAGCTCAGGAATTTGAGCGTGAGGACCGAGAATTTGCCGCAGAGGACTTCCGTTTTGCCGCTGGGGAACAATGGCCGCTTGCGGTTAAACAAGAACGCGAACGTGAGAATCGCCCTTGTCTGACGTTCAACAGGCTGCCACAGTTCATCCGCCAGGTTACCGGCGATGCGCGGCAGAACAAGCCAGCTATTAAGGTTGTTCCCGTCGATGACGGTTCAGACATCGAGCTTGCCGAGATTTACACCGGACTCATTCGCAACATCGAGAATCAAAGCCGTGCGGATGAGGTGTACATCACTGCCATTGAAAATGCGGTAACGGGCGGGATCGGCGGCGGCTGGCGCGTGGTGACGGAATACACCAACGATGATTCGTTTGACCAGGATATCCGGCTTCGCCGCATTAATAATCCGTTTGCAATCTGGTGGGACCCAGGCGCAAAGGAGTTCGATAAGTCTGACGCGACATGGTGTTTTGTTTCTGAGTGGGTGACGAAGGAACAGTTTGAGTCGCGGTTCCCGAAATTCACACCGACCGACTGGGAGATCGAATACCGCTCCGAGATGACGAGGGCATGGGTCAACGATGATCGGGTGAGACTCGCAGAGTATTGGGTTAAGAAAGCAGTCAAGAAGACCATCGGCCTGATCGGTGGCAAGGTCATCGAAGTGACGGATGCGCTGAAGCAATACCCGTTTGAGATGACTCGGGAAGTCGATGCGTTTGAAGTCTGCCGTTACCTTGTTTCAGGTCACGACATCCTTGAGGGGCCATCCATCTTCCCCGGCAAGTACATCCCGATTGTTCCTGTCTATGGGCCTGAAGAATGGATAGACGATAGGGTTCGGCACGTATCGCTCATCAGGTATGCGAAAGACCCGATGCGGATGTATAACTTCTGGCAATCGAGCATTGCCGAGAAGATCGCCTCTGCGCCGAAATCTCCTTGGCTCGTTACGCCGCCGATGGTGGCTGGTCTTGAGCGTTACTGGGAGATGGCGAATACGAAGAACCTGCCATACCTGCCGTACAATCTCGATCAAGGCGCAAGGCCGACCCGCGAGGCTCCGGCTACGGTCAACGCGGCTGAGATTCAGCAGTCCGCGCAGGCTGTCGAAGACTTGAAGGCCACAATGGGCATCTACGATGCTTCTCTGGGGGCACAAGGAAATGAAACGTCAGGCCGCGCAATCATCGCAAGGCAGAGGGAGGGTGATAACGCGACCTTCGCATGGATCGACAACCTTGCGCGTTCCATGCAGCACACGGGGCGGATTCTGGTGGATTTGATCCCGAAAATTTACGACACCCAGCGCGTTGTGCGGGTTCTCGGGGAAGATGGCTCCCAGGACATGGTGCAAATCAACTGGGTTGAGGGCATGGAAACCGTCAACGATTTGTCGGTTGGCAAGTACGATGTTGAAGTGACTGTCGGGCCGTCTTACAAGACCAGAAGGATTGAAGCGGCTGAATCCATGATGGCATTTATCCAGGCATTCCCAAATGCCGGTGCGGTTGCAGGCGACCTGGTTGCCAAGTCTATGGATTGGCCTGGTGCTGAAGAAATTGCGGAGCGGTTGAAAAAGGCATCCGGCATCCCTGACGATGATGCCCCGCCGCCACCGCCCGATCCGATGCAGGAGATTGCCGTAGAAAATGCGTTAGCCGAAGTTGAATCCAAAACCCTGGACAACGTACAGAAGAAAGTGGAGTTGTCCGCGATGACAGGAGAGCTTCAGGCTATGGTACAACAAGAGGTGATGCGCGTTCTTCAAGGGACAATGCAGCCTCAGATGTAAACCTTACCGGTGAGGTTCACCGGGCAAAAATCGAGTGGAGACTCGCAAATGTCAGAGCAACCCGTAACGGTTGAGGGCGAAGTAACGCCAGAAGGGATCACCGAAACCCTTGATGAACAGCAAGCGGTGCAAGAGGTCGAAAAGCCGGAGGAAGCGACCAACTCCGAAGACGAGGGCGCGCAAGACAAGCCGAAATCTCGGGGCGTTCAAAAGCGCATTGACGAACTCACTGCCAACTGGCGTGAGGAGCAGAGGACACGACAGAAGTTAGAGGCGATGCTCGAAAGCATGATCTCGAAAGAGGTTACGCCTAAAGCAGCACCGCCGCAGACTGTCACCGAAGAAAGTGAGCCTACGCTTGAACAGTTCAAGACGTATGAGGAATACGTCAAGGCTGTCGGGCGATACGAAGCACGGCAAGAGTACAGGCAACTCGCAGCACAGCAGGAAGAACAGCGTCAGAAGCAAGAAGCCGAAAGGCAGAAAGCGGAACAACGCAGCACCTTCCAGGCGAAAGCTGAAGAGTTTGCGATGACAACGCCGGACTTTGACGAGGTGGCATTCAATCCATCGTTGCCCGTGACGGATGTCATGGCTGATGCTCTCAATCTGTCGGACAAAGGCCCGGAAATCCTGTACTACCTCGGGAAACATCCCGATGAAGCTGCACGCATTTCCAGGTTGTCACCTGTTCAATCGGCCCTCGAAATTGGAAGGCTTGAGGCGAAGCTATCGCTTCCCCAGCCGCGTACCGTAACCAAAGCGCCACCACCGATTAATCCGTTGTCTGGTGGTCAGGGGTCACTTTCTGTTGATCCTGACAAGATGACTTCGGACGAATGGCGAAAATGGCGTGAAGATCAACTCAGGAAAAGGTAATCATGGCAAACTCCATTCTCACCCCGTTGCAAATCACTCGTGAGGCGCTTCGGATTCTCCACGGCAAACTGTCGTTCCTTTCGTCCGTCCGGCGCGACTACGATTCGCAGTTCGCAAAATCCGGCGCGAAGATCGGCACGCAGCTCAACATCCGCATGCCTTCGCAGTACAAGGTTAGGACTGGCGCGACCCTGAGCACTCAGGATCACGTCGAGCGTTCAACTCCCCTGTACGTCACCAGTCAGATCGGCGTGGACGTTTCGTTCACCTCGGTTGAACTGACGATGAGCCTGGACGACTTCGGCAATCGCATCCTGACGCCTGCGATGACTCAACTCGCTGCGTACCTGGAAAACGACTGCCTGGGACGAGCGTACAAACTGGTCGCCAACTACACTGGCACCACCTCGACGCAAATGACCTTCAAGCAGTTCCAGCAGGGCGGTCAGTACCTCTCCGAGAATCTGGCACCGCCGGACAATCGAACTGCACTGATGAACCCGGCTTCGATTGTCGAGTTCAATGACGCTGTTAAGGGTCTGTTCCAGGCGCAGACCAACATCGGCGCGCAGTACCGCGAGGGTATGATGGGCCGCACTGGCGGGTTCGACGTGATGGAAAACACGTTCCTGCCGTCGCACACCCGTGGCACGCTGGCTGGTTCTGCACTGACCACGGGCGCGACACTCGGCACGTCAACCACTGCAAACGCCTGGGTCAGCCAGACTGACATGAGCGTGGACGGTGCGACCTCGGGCACGACCCTGCTGGCGGGCGACATCGTTACGTTCTCCGGCGTGTATGACGTGCACCCGGAAACCAAGCAGAACCTCGGGCGACTGAAGAAGTTCGTTGTGCAGTCGAACGTCACTCTGACGACCCAGGCCACTGCCTACACCGTGACGGTCAAACCCGGCCTGATCTACGGAACGGGCAATGCCTACAAGAACTGCGTCCTGTCTGGCGTATCCGATACGGATGGTCTGACGGTGACCGCGTTCGGTGTTGCCTCGACCGCATACGGTCAGAACCTGCAATTCCACAAGGATGCGTTTGTCTTCGCAACCGCTGACCTCGTGGATGTGTCGGAGTTCGGATCGTGGGGCGCACGCGACACGATGGACGGCATCAGCATGAGACTGGCAAAACAGTACGACATCACCAACGACGCGGTTCCGTGTCGGATCGACGTGCTGTACGGCTTCGCTGGCCTGTACCCGGAACTCGCAGTTCGCGGTTTCCACGCACTGACCTGATAAGGGGGTTTGAAATGGCAAACTCTATCGCAGCAGGCGCAGCCTACGAAGACCCGCAACTCGATGGTGCGATCATCGGGAAGTCTGGTGGGAAAGCGGGATTTTTCGGCACCGCCCCGGTGACGAAACCGACCGCACTGACCACGCAACTGACCACGATCACCCACAACGCGCCTTCAACGCCCGACTACGCCATCCAGGCTGTAACGAACTCATCCCCGTATGGGTTCGTGACGGCTGACGAGGGCGACTCGGTGTTGAAAGTGATTGCAAACCTCCAGACTCGCCTCGGCGAGCTGGAGACAAAATTGCAGGCACTGGGTCTTCTGGCATAACGCAACTGACGGAGATCAATTCAGGCGGGGACAGACATCCCTCTCCCGCAAGTGGCACCGATTGCGGCCTGATTCGGTGCGCCAAATTCTGGAGAGAATCGTCATGGCATTTGCACGTTGGAAAAAACACAAACAGAAAGATCATCCGCAGATTCGCGCCTATGTCGCAACGCCGGCATACGACGGAAAGGTGGATACGGACTATGCCGTTTCCCTTGCTGAGTCCTGCATGATGGCTACGGCTGCGGGGATTCACGTTACCGCAGCAGTGATGGGCAATGGTGCATTCATCGACCTGGCACGCTGTAACTTTGTCCATATGTTTCTCAAAACGGACTGCACCCACTTGTTCTTTATCGACGCTGACCTTCGATGGGAGCCTCGCATGTTTGTCGGCCTGTTGACGGCAGGCAGACCAGCATGTGCTGCTGTGTATCGCCGCCGCCAGGAACCGGAAGAGTACCCGGTGCGGTATGTCGAGGATGAGCGTGGTGGAATTCAGACGGTCGATGGTGGTTGGATTGCGTGCAACCGTGTCCCGACTGGATTTTTGTGCATCGAGCGGCGCATCATCGAGGAGATGGCTGCGGACGCGATCAAGTTGAAGCAGGCGAATCTCGATCCGGTTCCGCGTCTGTTTTACACCAAGCTCACGGAAGACAATGCGTTTATGGGCGAGGATTTCGTCTGGTGCGACGATTACGTCGAGCGGTACAAGGAACCCATCTGGGTATGGGGTGATGCCGATTTCACGCATGGCGGATACGAGTGCAACTGGTGGAAGTTCATCGACAAGAAGGTGCGGGAAATCGAAGAGCAGGAAGCCAGGGAGGTGGCGAATGGCTAATCAGATCGCCACGCTTCACGGAGAAGTGGAGCACAAGCCGCTGACCGATCACTGTGAGCTGTTGATTGGTTGCGGTACGGATCGCAGGAAGCAACTGTCGCCGAAAGATGGCGGCAGCGAGTGGAAAAACCTGTATACGCTCGACATCGACCCGTCGCTGAACCCGGATTACGTACATGATCTGAACGTGCTGCCGCTGCCTTTCCCTGATGAATCGTTCAACGAAATCCACGCCTACGAAGTGCTGGAGCATGTCGGGAGACAAGGCGACTACGTTTCGTTTTTCGCCTTGTTCACTGAGCTCCACCGCATTCTTCGCAAAGACGGGCAGGTGTTTGCATCGGTGCCCGCGTGGGATAGTGAGTGGGCGTGGGGCGATCCTGGGCATACCAGGGTTATCACACCGGGCACGTTACTGTTTCTTGAGCAGAAGAATTACGGGCAGAAGAAAAATCCCATGACCGACTATCGACACCTGTATAAAGTCGATTTCGAGGTCGAGGGCGCGATGGAAAAAGAGGAACGCATGTACTTCGTGTTGAGGAAGAAATGACGACCTACAGAGTAATCATCGAAGATGCGATGCGAGAAATCGGCATACTTCACAAAGGCGAGAGTGCCGATGCCGATGAAATCCAGGACGGGTTGCGTGCGCTTAACAGGATGCTCAATTCGTGGCGTCTTTCCGGTATCGATCTCGAGTATCTGTCTGAATCCTCGGTAAGCGATGCCTTGCCGTATGGCGAGGAGGACGAGGGGCCGATTGTGTACAACCTGGCGGTTGCGCTTGCTGCGCAGTTCGGGGTGAAGGTATCGCCTGAACTGGCAATGCACTCGACTACCGGATACCGGCAGATTCAGAACAAGTATCTTCAAATCCGAGAGTTGACGGTTGACCCTGCGATTCGCGCAGTCTTCAACCCAAACACAGCATTCATCGTTGGGCGTGGAACTGCCACCTGATGAAGCTGAACATCCCTGTCAAGTCTGCGCGTGATGGGCAACTGAGCGCAGAGCGCCTGGTAAATTGTTACGCTGAAGCCGGAGAAGGACGGGCGAACGTACAGGTAATTTCCGTCCCAGGCATGCGACTTGCGACAACCACAGGCGGCGGCAGCGGGCGCGGATTGTTCGTTCACAACGATAAGTTGTATGCCGTTGTTGGGCAGATGCTCTACAAGATCGAAGAGAACTACAGCGTCACGGCTTTGGGAACGGTTGCGGGTGTCGGCATCGCCCAGGGCGCATCGTCTGGGCTTGAGTTGTGCGTTGTGTCTGAGGGATGGGGATACATCTACGACGGTTCGACACTGACGCAGATCACTGATTCTGATTTCCCTGCCGCAACGTCTGTCACGTACCTCGATGGTTACTTCATCTTTGGTGATGGTACGGAATCGTTTTACATCTCCGCTTTGTATGCCGGCGGCAGCATTGATGCATTGGACTTTGCTTCTGCCGAGTCGAACCCTGACAACATCATCCGCCCGTTTGTCGATCACCGGGAGTTGCTGCTTTTCGGCACGGATACGGTCGAGACATGGGTCAACACGGGTGATCCCGATTTCCCCTTTGAGCGTGTGGCTGGAGGCATCACGGAAAAGGGTATTGCCGGCGGGAATGCCGTTGCCAAAATCGACAACACGGTGTTCTGGCTGGACAACGATGGCGTTGTCCGGCGGATGGCAAACGGCTACTCCCCGCAGCGTATCTCGACACATGAAGTCGAGCGAACGATAACCAGCCCTGAAAATGCCGAGTGCTTTGCCTTCGTTTGGCAAGGGCATGAATTCTTCGTGATGAGTCTCCCGACGATCACCTGGATATTCGACGCCGCGACCCAGTTGTGGCACGAGCGCAAGTCATTCGATGAAACCCGTTGGCGCGCTCGAGGATATGCATACTGCTACGGCAAACACTTCGTTGGGGATTACGAAAACGGCAACATCTACGAGTTGGACGATGATGTCTACACCGAAGGCGGCGACCCGCTGACGAGTGAGTTTGTGTTCCCCGTAATACACAACGAGGGCGACCGATTCCGGCTCCACAAGATCATGCTGGACATGGAAGTGGGCGAGGCGGATGCGCCGGAAATCAGGCTGGACCTGTCTGAAGACGGGTCGGACTGGTTCACGGTCGGCACTCAAACCCTGGGCGATCTCGGGCATCGCCAGGCGAGAGTTGTGTGGCGTAGACTCGGCCAGCATCGTTACCTGCATTTGAAGTTTCTCATCTCTGATCCTTGCAAGCGGGCTTTGTACAATGGCTACGGTGAAGTGAGCGCGGACAAATGACGGTCAGGTATTTTTCAGCCAGGAACTGGTCGGCACTCGGACTCAATCTTGAGCAAGTGGAGTATTTGCGTAACATCGACACCCAGACTGATTTCCACACCAGCGAGTTGATCCGCCTGGAGACCGAATTGACCGAGTACGCAAAACACATCGCGGAGGATATGTCGATGCTTCTGGGGGGGCAATGACGGTCACCATAAAAATACTCGGCCAGCTCGCTGCGGCTGCCACCACAGAGGGCACCATTTACACATGCCCGACTGACAAGGACGCTATCGTCAACACGATCACGGTATGCAATCGAGGGGCGTCAGCGACCACGTTTCGCCTGAGCGTTTCTGTTGGGGGCGGTGCGACGGCGACGAAGGACTATTTGTATTACGATGAGCCATTGCCTGGCAACAGGACTTTTGTGGCGACGATGGGCGTGACGATGGCGGAAACGGATGTACTGAGGGGCTACGCGGGAAGTGCTAACGTATCATTCAACGCTTTTGGTCGGCAGGCCGATCCAGCATGAGCCAGGGCATATCGACACCATTACGCGCCGTCACGATTGACGACAGTCCTAACCTCGATGCGTTCTCGCGCCTGCGCGTGAGTGACCCGACGACTCTTTTTACGGTTCAATGCCAGTACGATGCGGAACCGTTTTTAATGGAATCTGTTGTCACAGGAACGGGTGTCGCTGCATCGCACAGTGCTGCAACGCGCATGGTCGCAGTGTCTTGCACTACGGGCACGGGCACATCGATTTTCCAGAGCCACGAGTACATCCCATATCAGCCGGGCAAGTCTCAACTGGTGTTTGTCACTTTTGTCCTCGGGGCTGCTGTTGCAAGTGCTGTAGTCAATGTCGGTCTGTTCGACTCTGATAACGGGATCATGTTCCGGCAGAACGGCACTAGTGGATTGCAGATTGTCCGCAGAACGAATACGTCAGGTTCGCCGGTCGATACGGCTGTAAGTCAATCCTCCTGGAATCTCGACAAGCTGGACGGGACGGGATCAAGCGGGGTAACGCTCGACATCGAAAAGGCGCAAATCCTTGTCATCGACGCTCAGTTCCTCGGCATGGGCCGGGTGCGTGTCGGATTCGATATCGGCGGGGCGATTATCTACGCTCATGAATTCCTGAATGCCAACAGTTTGACTTTGCCTTATACGCAGACGTTGAGTCTTCCGGTTGCGCTGGCGATGACGGCAACATCGACGGCGACAACGAAAACTGCGTATTTCAAGTGCGCGAGCGTGTCGAGCGAAGGCGGCCTGGAAGAAGACCTCGCGTACCAGCGATCAACGCCAGAGGCGACCGTTACGGCGGCGAGCGGCGCGGCAACGCATCTGCTATCGATCCGGCCTGCGACCACGTTTAACAGCATTACCAACCGGGCTTTGATTAAGCCGGCTAACGTCGAAATTCTTGTTACCGGCACAAACCCGGTGCTCTGGACGCTTTCTATCGGGGCGACTTGGTCGGCTGCGCCGACGTGGACGGCTATTGGCACAGGATCATCGACGGAGTACACCAGCACGGCAGGTACGTTAAGCGGCGTGGGGACGATCATTGCGAGCGGGTATGTAAGCGCGAGCGCCACGAACCGTGGAGCCATTACCTCGCGCATCGCATCTCGATATCCGTTGACTTTGTCGCGGGCGGCTGCGGTGCGGGCTAACGGGACGCTTACGTTGTGCGTGACCGGCATCGGTGGCACATCGGCGAGTCGGGCGGTGCTGAATTTTTCGGAGATTCGTTGAATCCGTTTTTCATCACCGGCCTGCCTCGATCACGCACGGCGTGGATGGCGGCGTTCCTGACGGGTGGTGATGTTCTTTGTCATCACGAATTGATGAAGTTCTGCCCGACGCGGGAGTGTTTTTATCAGGCATTCCGGCATCCGAAAGTCAGGATTGGCAACTCCGATTCAGGTCTGCCACTGACCGAGTTCCAGCGGGTGTTTCCTGACGCGCCCACGGTCATCATCGAGCGGGACATCGAGGATGTGTATCGTTCGCTGCACGACATCGGAATTCCGATCGAGATGCGGTGGCTGGTTGACATGCAGGAACGCATCGCGGGATTGAATGGTATGCGTGTCGAGTTCGACAACCTAGACCGGCAGTTAGCAGACATCTGCAATCACATCGGACTCCCGTATCGCCGAGAGAAGCACGACATTTTCCGGCATCTGATCGTTGTGACAAACGATTTCACGCCGGACAACTACGGTATCTGGAGGTAAACATGGCTGGTTGGGCGGCGGCGATAAGCGCAGCGGGGTCGATTGTCGGCGGGCTGTTGAAAAGCAAAGGCAGCAAGAAATCCGCAAAGCTCCAGAAAAAAGCACTGCAATACCAGATTTTCGCAGATCAACAGGCTCGCAATGACCTTGCGCCTTTTCGGCAATCTGGCTATGGGGCGCTCAATGCGCTGAACCGTGCGATGGGCCTGCAACAGCAAGCAGTACCTCAGGATCAGAACCTGTCGGTGCAGCAAATCTACTCCGGCCAGTATGGAAGCATGGGCGCACCGCCGCAGTACGCTCCGGCGAGGATGACGGCAGAGGTCCAGCAATACCTGCGAGATCAGGGTTACAACATCCCCGATGAGATGGTTGGACCTGCCTACGCCGAATCAGGCCAGCCGGTCACGGGTGATGACCGCTACGGCGGGTTCTACGCTTCCCCTGGTTATCAGTTCAGGATGGACGAAGGCATCAACGCCCTTGATAAATCCGCAGCAGCTCGTGGTCGATTGCGGTCTGGAGCACAGAACAAGGCGCTAACCCGATACGGTCAGGGTCTGGCAAGTGAGGAGTTCGGCAACTACACCAACAGGCTTGCACAGATCGCCGGCCTTGGTGGAAACGCCACCAGCCAAGGTGTAAATATCGGCATACAGGGTGCCGCAAACATCGGCAACGCAATGGCGAACATAGGTGCGACCCGGCAATCTGGTTACGATATGTGGGGCCGGACGGCGGCGAACCTGGGCAATGTGTTCGGGGATGCGTATTTACGAAGCCGGAACAACAGTGCCAACAACGCCACTGACGATTACCTGCGCCGCGTGAAGGCGTTCTGAGGACATCATGCCAAATTACTACGCCGATCCTTCAGACATCGCAGCGGAAGGTTACTTCCGCAACATGGCTGCTCAAGATGCCCGAGAGGCCAACGCCTACAACCGGAGGCGGATTGAGCAGCAGGACGCCTACACCCGGCAGAGGACTGATCGTCAAGACGCAATAAACAACCGTGCGTATCAGCAGGAACAGGCCCAGAAGGCTGCGGAGATGGCTATCGAGGCACTGGCTGGCGGTGCAGATGAAGGTCAGGTTGCGGCGTTTCTAACGGATGTGGGTAACGACATCGGCAGCCCGTTCAATGCGGATACGCATATGCCAATTCTCAAAAGTCGAGCAAATGTGTTTCTTAAAGGCGAAAATTCACTGCCGTCGAATGTGCAAGAGTGGCGGTATTACAACAGTCTTTCTGAGGCTGACCAGCAGCGTTTCCTTGAGATGAAGCGCGGCGGGAAACTGTTTGACCTTGGTGGTGGTGGTAAAGGTTATCTCGGCGCAGGAGGTCAACAAGAGGTTTTAGTAACTCCAGAAATTGCCACGACAAGAGATGCGACGCGGGCCGGGGCTGTCGTATCCTCTCAGGAGGCGGCGAAGACGGCGGAAATCCCTGCGAGGAATCGTGTGGAAATTGATGGGGCAATCGAAAGGGCTTCTGCATTGGCACAGCAAGACGCAGTACGGGCTTTGCCTGCTGCCATAGACAAGGCAGAAGCCGCGATGAAGGTTATTGATAGCCTAGCATCGCATCCGGGCCTGCCGTACCTTGTTGGCATGTACTCGATGGCACCTATCGTACCCGGTACAGATCAGGCTGCTGCCGATGCGTACATGAAGCAGATCGAAGGTCAAGCGTTCCTAGAAGCCTACGCCTCGTTGAAAGGAACCGGTCAGATTACGCAGATTGAAGGGGAGAAGGCCACAAACGCACTGATCCGAATGTCGCGCCGTCAAGACAAAGAAGCCTACGTACAGGGGCTTATCGAATTGCGGGAGGTCATCGCGGCTGGGCTTGAAAGAGCCAAAAAGTCAGCCATGCCTAAAGATCAACTATCGTCCTTGCAAAAAAACCTTGGCGACAAACTGTCCACGTCTATTGATCTTCCGGTGGGCACTGTTGATGGCGGTTATGAATTCCTTGGTGGCGATCCGTCAAAACCTGAAAGCTGGAAGAAGGTGCAATGACTAAGCCTTGGGAAAAGTATCAAGAAAAAGGCCCGTGGACGAAGTACCGCGACCCGGGACCGGCTGAAGAATTCAATCCGCGCCCTGCTGTTGCGAAGGCTCAAGCGGAAATGGTCGAAGGCATGGGCACTGGCGGGCGATTGTTGGCCGGGGCAGGCCAGGGTGTAGCCGATATTGGTTATGGCACGGGGCAGCTTGTCGGAGCGGTCAGCCAGGACGAAATCCGCGCAAAAGCGGAACGAGACAAGCCACTGCTTGATACTGCGGCGGGCACTATTGGGTCTGTAGGTGGTCAAATTGCGGCATTTGCGCCGATGTCCTTTATTCCAGGGGCGAACACTGCCACAGGAGCAACCCTGCTCGGCGGTGCTGCTGGGCTTGCCGCTCCAGTTGCTGAAGGGAATGTCATAGCAGGAAAGGCTAAAAACGCAGCAATCGGCGCGGGTGTTGCACGCGGAGCATTTCAATTCGGACAATTTATTGGTGGAAGGGTTGCTGACAATGTTGCCCGCAGAAACCTTGAGGGGTTGCAAAATTCTGGAAGAACGGCAGTTCTTCAACGCGGGCAGCAACTTGGTTATGTTGTCGAGCCTACCCTTGCAAACCCAACATATACAAACCGCGCACTTGAAGGCATAGCCGGGAAATTGACCACTGCTCAACAGGCGGCAATTCACAACCAATCAGTTACAAATTCTATCGCCAGAAGGTCTATCGGCGTTGCAGATGATGTTCCTCTTTCTGTTGATGTTTTGCGGCAAGTAAGGCAACAGGCTAGCGGTATTTATCAACGGTTGAGAAATCTGTCTCTCCCAAATCAACCGCCTGGGACACATTTACGAGTCAGAACAGATTCAACATTTCGCGATGCGTTGGACGACATTGTTGCTCCATTCAGGCGATTAGCCAGAGATGTACCGGAAGAAGCTGGAGATGAAATAGAGGGACTTGTTCGTCAATACAGCCGCAACTCTTTTGACTCAAGTAATGTAGTTGATCTGATCAGAAGGCGGCGAGATGCGGCAACCATGCTTTTTAGAAGGGCGGAACACCCTGAACAGCTTGATCTTGCAAGAGCAAACCGCGCCCTTGCCGATGCTTTCGAGGATTTGCTTGAACGTCATGTTCAGCGTATCGGCAACCCGCAGTTGGTTGACGAATTCAGGCAGGCTCGTCAGTTAATCGCTCGCACGTATACGCTTGAAGCAGCATTGAATCAGGGGTCGGGGAACATTGTTGCACAAAAGCTCGCGGCGCAAATGAGCAAAGGGAAACCACTGAGCGGGGAGCTTTTGGATGCTGCAAGATTTGCTGCCGCATTCAAAAAGTCGGTTCAAGAAGTTACATCTTCAATGCCAGGGATAAGTCCTCTTGATGTTGCAACAGGAGCAATTTCCGCATCAGCATCACAAAATCCAGCGGGATTTGCTGTTATGGCGGCAAGACCATTGATTCGCGCCACAATCACATCACCAGGTTATCAACGCCACATGGTAATACCGAATTATGGACCGACGATTGGTCAGCGGGTTATACCGCGAATCATCCAGAATCGCGCCGCTCCGGTGGCCGCCGCTGCGTTAATTAACTCGGAACAATAACAGGGTCTTAATCTTGCCTTCTGGCATCCATCGCTGAACGGCGCGTTTTGCGGGGTTCAGCAGGACGACTGAAAGCGTAAACATCACGAACGGCAGCAAGGCTATGGCTAGGGCTGTTCTTTCCATAGGGACCGATTATGGCACTTCTTTTCCCCGCCGGTTATCAATTTTTCGATAGCAACGGTGCCCCGCTGGCATCGGGTACGATCAACTTTTACGACACCGGGACGACCAACGACAAAGATGCGTATTCCGATTCAGCGATGACGGTCGCAGTCGCGAACCCGTACAGCCTCAACTCCGCCGGCAGGCTCGCGGTCAACATCTACGGCTCAGGCGTTTACACCATCCTGGTCAAAGACTCTGACGCTGTGCAGGTATTCAGCCGTGATGATGTATTCGGGTGGGATGAAAGTGACTATACCGCAACCGGCACTGGCGCAACGGAACGCACGCTTGCCAGTAAGCTGGGCGACATCATCAATGCCAAAGATTACGGCGCAACCGGGGATGGATCGACAGACGACACCGCAGCATTACAGGCGGCGATTACAGCAGCGGCAGGTGGGAAACTGTACATCTCAGAAGGCACTTACCTTACGGGTGCTTTGACGATCTCAAGCGCGCTTTCCATCGAGGGTGACGGCTACGGCAAAACTGTTCTAAAAGCATCTTCGTCTGCGGGATCACTCAACCTGATAACGTCCAGCGTTGGCAATATCTCAATCAGCGACCTCACCGTTGATCTGAACAATACCGCCAACACGATAGCCGCTGGCTATGTGGCATCTCGCAATGGCATCTACGTGTACGGGCTTGTCGGCACATACATTGCCAACGTCTACCTGAAAGTCCAGGTCAAGAACTGCGGAGAGGCGGGCATCAAGCTCAAATACGTGGATCGCGCAAGGCTCGATCACGTTGACATCGACCGATGTGGTCAGTACGGAATATATTGCCTTTCGTGCTCTAACGTCTGGGTTGAATCGCCGGACATTTATGACGTGTTCCCAGGTAACGGCGGGTCAGCCCCTTACCTCAATGCCTACGGAATCACCTTCACCTATTCATCGACTGACCCGGCCTGCACTGATTGCACCGTGGCAAATGGCATGGTCGATTACGTGACGGGATGGTCGGCATATGACACGCATGGCGGGCAGCAAGTTCGATTCATAAATTGCTCATCGAGGAATTGCGCTGAAGGCGTAGCCATTCAATCCACGGCGTCGGGTTACGAATCGTTTGATGTGCAGATCATCGGCGGGACGCATGATGGTTATGGCTCGACCACTCGCGATTCGACCACGTTTGATACGGGGGGTGGCATTTCGGCGAACATGGGTAACGCCACGACAAGGGGCAAGAATCTCATCATCTCCGGCGTTTCCATTCGGGACATGGGCGGGAAACAAACCGGAACGAACGCAGCCGGCATCAAGGTCGAGGCGTGCGATACGTTTAAGGTGATGAATTGCTCGGTTATCAACGGTTATCAGTGGGCTTACAGGACTGAGGGAATTTGCATTGATGGTCAGATGATTGGCAATTCAATCAAGGGGCTGACTGAGGCGAACAGCATCAAAACAGGATTCAGTTTCAGTGACACCACACTATGCGTTGTCGATGACAACACAATTGCAGGGCTTCCGGCATCGTCTATTCCCTGGTCGATCTCTGCGCCAGCTTCTGCGACTTATGGCATCAAGTTCGGCGCGGGGAACGTCATGGAGAATGGCGGCATCGACCACTTTGCGGACACGTCTTACCAGAACGTGCTTGCTGGGTCAGGCTTCCTGGGAATGGCGAAGGCATGGTTGCAGTACAATGGATCGAGCGATACGGTCAATGACAAATACGGCGTCACCAGCGTCACAAAAAACGGAACCGGTGACTACACCGTGACCTTCGCCAACACGTTCGACATGACCGATGCCGTGGTGATCGCGACGGGAAACCGATTTGTTCGAAAGGCGTCAGGCGGTGCGACCAGCTCGGTCAACATCCTGTGCGAGTCGCCTATTGCGACTCCGGCGGATGATGAGGAGTTGAGCGTGGTGGTGTTTGGGGTGATTCAGCGAAAATAATCATCCCCTCACCTCCGCCCTCGGCGCGGCGTTCCACGCTTCTGGGAAATACGTTTCGGCGTTAGGACACAATTCGGGGAGATGGAGCGACACCATCCATTTCCCACAACAGTCACCAGCGATTGTCCAGAGGTCAAGGGCTTTGCCGTCGTTCGTCCACTCGTCTCGGCAGGTCAGCGAGATTGTGACGAGGCTGGCGGGGGTTTGCCCGCACGGGCATGGTTTGAGGGTCATGACGCGCCTCCAACAATCGCAGGCCGCTTGTTATAGATCGTCTTCGTGCGGGTCTTCAGCCAATCGAGAAGCCGTTTATTCGTGAATTTGCCGGATGCTTCGTGTTGCAGCGCAAGTTCGTTTTCCAGCTCTTCAATGTACTTCGCCGCCGCGTACCATTGATCGCCGTCTTGATCCGCGTCGCCCTCGTATCCTTCCGTCTCCGTTGTCAGGTACGGCGGAAGCAGGTCTCTGACGTACTTGTAGGCATAACCGGCCATTACCTCTCCTCCTTCCCAAACATCACCTCCTGACGAAACATCGCCGCGCAGTCATCGCAACCGAAAGCCTCAGCGAATTGTTCCTCACCTCGGAATTCAGCACCGCGCTGCTCGCAGGCGTCGGCACAGCGAAGAATCGTCCGGCGCTCGATGGCAGCGATCTGCGCCTCCAGCTCGCGGATGCGGGCTGCGGCACACGCATGGTGCCACTTCCAGCATTCGCTGGAGTGTGTTGTGGCCCGGTCGCGCATGCGTTCCCTCTCTGGTGTGTCGCTCATTTCCCCACCTCCTCATTGATCAGAAACCTGAGACGCTGCACCTGGCCGCGAAGCCCCTCGATCTCGAGGTCTTTGCAGGCAATGTCGCGTTTCATCCAGCCCAGCAAGTAGGCCTGGGCCATCAACTCGATCTGCGCCCCCGACTGGTAGTCGCCGGCATCAGCCAGTTGAGCGATGTTTGTCGCCCGTGATCGCGCCCACTCTCGGGCCTGTTCGATGTTCATCGTATGCCCCATATCTTTTGCCATTGAAATGAAATTCTCCATTCTGGATTTTTCATGCAAAACGCAATGGCTTTCATTGTGTTTTTTTCAGAATTGTTCATTGGCTGAAGAAGAAGATGGTTAAAAACAACGCCATGAATATCTTCAGGATTGAGATTCATTTGTGGAAAAACGAGTTTCAACTCATTTCCGGTTCGTTGAATCCATTTTGTGTCAGCTTTCGGACTGACGCAGAGCCAGTCAATTCCATCGGGAGCGACCACTGTCCCATTTGTTTCAACGGCAATTTCAAATTGTTCTCGATGCAGTGCATCAATTAAATCTTTATCAACTTGAAGTAAAGGTTCTCCCCCTGTCAAAACAACAAACTTTTTTTTGTAATCGGAGACCCACCTACCGGAGACAACTTCGGCGAGCGCCTCCGCATCTCGGTATTTGCCACCAAGCGAACCATCCGTTCCGATAAAGTCCGTATCGCAAAATTTGCACTGAGCACTTGCCCGATCTTGTTCTCTTCCAGACCACAGATTGCATCCGGCAAAACGGCAAAAGACGGCTGGGCGACCTGCATTGATGCCTTCGCCTTGCAGGGTATAGAAAATTTCTTTAACCAAATAACTCAAAATTCCTCCCGCGATGTCCCGTCCATCTTGATGCGACCGCATGTGACTCGATTCGATCCATCAGGATGATGGCACGAGCATCTTTGCTCGGCGGGACATACGGTCCTGTCCATCGTTTATCGATTCCGATGTTTCGTGCGACATTCGTTGAGTCCGCCGAAGACAAAGGCACTTCACTGGTAATCGCAGTGTCGAGCATCCGCAGTCCGTGCAGCTTGACCGCCGGACGACCCTCGGAGTCGCACACGACGTGCATCGCCTGAGACATCCGCTCCCACCACGACGGGGAGCCTGGCGTTGCGAATTGCCCCGACGACCCAAAGGCGACCCTCGGCCAATCGGCGGCAAGTCGCTCCAGTCTCTCTATGGACTCGTGCAAGTGCCACACGGGGACACACCAGTGCACTGATGGCGCGTCCACTAGCAGTGCATCGTTATCTGACTCAGACCCGTCGATCACGTCGGGGATCAGGCACCAGTCAAATCCAGGGTGCCTGCTCCAGTCTGAGGCCCATCTCCAGTACCCCGGCGCGTCCAGCGCCTCCCCCCTCGTCCATGCGCTGAATGCTCCATTGTCGAGGGCAAAAGACTGGCAGATTTCCGCCGCGAGCTGGAGTGTATCGGGAGCGGCGTAAGACACCATCGCGTGCCGTCCACGCAACGCCATCTGCGTCACGGTGTCTCCAGACAATGGGCAACCGTGGTAATGAATCATAAATCCCTCGAGATCGCTACACTCTCGACGTTGGCGACGAACCCGTCGCCGAAAATGTCGTTGGTGTTGAACTCCTCATTGAAGGCGTCCAGCACGGCTCTTTGGTCCAGCCAGCCTTCGTCCGCCCACTCGTCCCGCATTGCCCGCACATTGAAAGTTACGGTCACAACGTACGGCTCAAATTTCTGGTATCGGGTCGGCGATTTCATGCGACCACCAGGATCACGCAGACGCCAAGGCCGATGGCGAGGCCGAGGAAGAACCACAGCCCGTCCCGTTGTTCGCGCCGCCAGCCGGCGCGGAAATCGTGATCCTCGCGCACGAGGCGCTGGTGAAGGTCT